ACAGACTTTCCCATTTCCTTCAAGGAGAAGGTTTTCGGGACTGACATCGCTCAATGTCGAGGATGTCTTATTTTAATACTGCCTTATAGGAGTAACTATGTATACCACAATGAACTGGTCCGCCCACCTACCCACTGAATTCAACAAAGCACTGGAAAAAGCCGTTGGTTTTGAAACCATGCTTGACCGACTGTTTGCCCAACCGCAAACGTCAGGTGGATATCCTCCATACAACCTACGTAAAGAGGGTGACTATAAGTACATCCTTGAGTTGGCTGTAGCTGGTTTCACTGAAGACCAACTGGAGGTGAATGTTGCAGATGGGGTTCTTACAGTAGGAACTGTCAAGGACTTGGAACCTGCCGAGATGGAGTTCGTCCATAAGGGAATCGCGACCAGAGCGTTTACCCGCAAGTTCACTTTGTCAGATGACCTTATTGTTCAAGGAGCTGACCTCAAGAACGGAATGTTGACCATTACAATGGAACGTGTCATTCCAGAGGAGAAGAAACCAAGGACAATCAAGATTGGAGCTAAACCTTCCAAGAAGATATCTGAGTAAACCGCGGGGGCCATTCGGCCCCCTCTAAGGAGAAAATGGAAAATATTCGTATATCAAAAAATTTCACACTGAATGAGTTGACTAGGTCATCAACCGCGGCGAGACTAGGTATTGATAACTCACCTACGGCATTACACCTAGTTCCTATGACAGTTTTAACCCATAAAGTTTTACAACCAGTCAGAGACAAATGGGGAATCGTTACAGTGAATAGTTGCTACAGAAGTCCTGACCTCAACGAAGCAGTCAAAGGTAGTTCAAGAAGTCAGCACTGTAAAGGACAGGCTGCAGATATAGAATGTATTGGTGGAATCGCGAACGACTTACTGGCTACATGGATAGTAACAAACCTTGAGTTTGACCAGTTGATTCTGGAGTATTTTGACCCAGCCAAGAATGACCCGAATGACGGATGGGTGCATGTTTCCTACAACAACGAAGGAAACAATCGTGGAAACGCGATGTTGATAAATAGAAATAGTAATGGATACCAACCTTGGGAACCATCCCAAGACCACTTGAACCGACTCAAGGAGATTGAATAGCTTGGATTTTTACACAAACATTGTAAAAATAGGCGAGAAGATTTGTGCTAGGGGAATTAGAAAGGGACAGAGAGCAACTAAGGTAATAAACCAGTTTTCCCCTACACTCTACATTTCAGATACTACAGGTAAATCCCAGTGGAGAACCATTGATGGAAAACCTGTATCCCCCCTAAAGTTTGAGTCCACCAGAGAACTGATGGACTGGAGACAAAAACACGACAACATAGAAGGTTTTGAAATCTTTGGTTACGAACGATGGATGCAACAATGGTTGACAGAGTTCTTTCCAGAAGAAACCCCAGTCGACTTTGACCTGTTCAATGTCGTTTTCATTGACATCGAGGTTTCATCAGACGAAGGTTTCCCAGAGGCAAACAAGGCCCTCTATCCAGTCATCTCTATCACTTGTTACCTGAATGACATCTATTATGTCTGGGGTAATCAAGAGTATGAGACAACCCAACCAAACGTAGTTTATAAAAAGTTTGAGTCAGAGTCAGAACTCCTTCACGACTTTGTGATGTGGTTTCGTAGTTCAGAATGTGACATCGTCACAGGTTGGAACACACGTTTCTTTGACCTTCCCTATCTGTATAACAGAATCTCACGTATCATCGATGAGAAGTTCTGTCTGAAACTGTCACCTTGGAATCGAGTCTACAAAACTAATTTCCAACTGGGTGGTCAGTTTCTCGATGAGGTGACTATTGAAGGTGTCAATGCTCTTGACTATCTTGAAATCTACAAGAGGTTCACATATTCAGCTCAAGAGTCATATCGACTTGACAACATTGCCCACGTAGAACTTGGAGAAGGTAAACTGTCATTTGACGAATACTCAAACCTTTACACACTCCACAAACGAGACTACAAGAAGTTCATCGACTACAACATTCGTGACGTTGAACTGGTTGTTCGTATGGATGACAAGAATCGTTTTCTTGAGAATGCTGTCATTCTGACCAACTCGATGAAGTGTAACCCAAATGCCTGTTTCTCCCAGATGCAGATGTGGGACAACAAACTGTATGACTATCTCTGGAGAAAGAAGATTGTAACTCCTATGAGAAAGTCATTTGAGAAAGAATCGAGTCTGGGTGCTGTGGAAGGTGCTTATGTCAAAGACCCACACGTGGGAATGCATGACTGGGTAATGTCCTTCGACCTGAACAGTCTGTATCCTCATCTCATCATGCAATACAACATCTCTCCTGAGACCAAGATAGGAATGACTCCTACTCCACCTACAGTCCAAGCAATGTTGGACAGAGAGTATGAAGTTCCAGAGGGATGTACTGTCACACCAAATGGTGCGATGTTTCGAACGGACAAACAGGGTTTTCTTCCTGAGATACTTCAGATGTTCTACAATGACAGAGTGAAGTACAAGAAGAAAATGTTGGAGACTCAACAACTGTATGAGAATGACAAAGACCCTGTTCTACTCAAACAGATATCCTACTATCACAACATGCAGATGGCTCGTAAGATATCTCTCAACTCAGCTTATGGTGCGATCGGGAACGAATACTTTCGATACTATGACAGAGACATTGCAGAAGCTATCACGATGTCAGGTCAACTGTCAGTCAGGACTGCTGAGAACAGTATCAACAAGACGATACAAACTATGTTGAACTCTGAGACTGACTTCATCATTGCAGCCGACACAGACTCCATCTATGTAAATTGTGGTCCACTCGTTGAGAAGACATACGAAGAAGTCCCATTTGATGTGGAGAAGAAAGTCGTTGTTGAATATCTGGACAAGGTTGGTTCAGGACCATTCCAACAAGTTCTCGACAAGGCATACCACGAACTCTATGAGTACACCAATGCGTTCGAAAACAAAATGGTGATGAAACGAGAAGGTATTTCTGACAGAGGTGTTTGGACTGCAAAGAAACGATACATTCTCAACGTATGGAATAACGAAGGTGTTCAGTATGAGAAACCCAAACTCAAGGTTATGGGTTTGGAGTCTGTTCGTTCATCCACACCAGAATTGTGTCGTGACAAACTGAAGGAGGCTTATCTTCTCATTATGACAAAAACAGAGGCCGACCTACAGAAGTTTAACAAGGAGTTTCGTGATTCTTTCAATCAAGAACCTCTTGAGAACATTGCATTTCCAAGGTCTGTCAAAGGTCTGGAAAAGTATGGTTCACGTAGAGAAATCTACAAACAAGGATGTCCGATGCACGTCCGTGGTTCACTTCTCTATAACCACTATCTAAAAGAGAAGAAACTAGATAAGACCTTCGCGAAGATACAGGAAGGTGAGAAAATCAAGTTTGTCTATTTGTCCTTACCAAACCCAATACACGAGAATGTCATTGCTATGGTTGATGGACTCCCAGAGGGTTTTGGACTGGACAAATACGTAGACAGAAATATTATGTATGAAAAAACCTTTCGGAAGCCTCTTGAAGAATTGGTGGAAAAAATCGGTTGGAACCTTGAAGAGGTCTCGACACTCGACGCATTCTGGGCGTAACGATTTGACATTCACCCAATTTGATGGTATAATACACGTGAAAGTACAACATCCAAATGACCCAAATGCGTGGATTGAGTATGACCTCAACTCGTGGGACAGGATGTTCGCATTTTTTAATGAACAACCCTACAACTGGAGGGTTTTGGAAATGAAAAAGAAATGAATTATTTAAACGACTTAGTCAAGGAGACTGGCAATGAGTACGCCTCGTTGGTTAGTGAAGGTGTGGGTACAGGTGATGTTTCCCACTTTATTGATACTGGTAGTTATGCCCTTAACGCTCTTGTTAGTGGGAGTCTCTATGGGGGCTTCGCGGGAAACAAAATTACGGCTATCGCTGGAGAACAAGCTACTGGAAAGACATTCTTCCTTTTGGGGATGGTCAAATCATTTCTCGATGCTAATCCAACTGGTGGGGTTTTATACTTTGAGAGTGAGTCAGCCATAAGTAAGTTGATGATTGAACAGAGAGGTATTGACTCCTCTCGTATGGTCATCATTCCAGTGACAACTATTCAAGAGTTCAGAAACCAGTGTATCAAAATCATTGAGAAACATCTTGAGATACCAAAGGATGACAGACCACCTCTTGTCATCTGTCTTGACTCACTGGGTATGTTATCCACATCAAAAGAAGTCCAAGATATTTCAGATGGAAAAGATACCAGAGATATGACACGAGCTCAACTCATTCGTGGAGCATTTCGTGTCCTGACTCTCAAGGCTGGTGCAGCTGGTATTCCTATCTTTATGACCAACCATACTTACGAAGTTGTTGGTGCATATGTTCCGACAAAAGAAATGGGTGGTGGAGCTGGACTCAAGTTCGCTGCGTCAAACATTCTTTTCCTGACCAAGAAGAAGTTCAAGGATGGAACAGAACAACTTGGTAATATTGTTACTTGTCGTAACTACAAGTCTAGAATCACAGTAGAAAATAAAAAGGTTGAAACCCTCATCACATTCAATGGTGGTCTGTCCAAGTGGCATGGTATGATAGACTTCGCAGTTGGTTATGGAATCTGGAAACAGGCAGGTTCTCGTGTCGACATTGGTGAGAAGAAAGTCTATGCAAAAGAGATAATGAAAAACCCAGAGGCCTATTTTACAGAAGAAGTCATGGGTAAAATCGAAGAGAATGTTTCTCAAGAGTTCAAGTATGGGACAGAAGACTATGAACTGAACAATGAAAACCAAGAGGATGCAGACCATGAGTTCGCCCAAGCAAGCGACCCGAACGGAAACTAGACTCGATTGGAGTTGGGTCCAAAACCCAGTAGACGATGAGGATACTGGTCCTTGTATTTTACTTAGACATGATAAGTACGAAGGTGTAGTTTTTAAAATCAAATCGATGGGATATGATGACAGACAACCAAACGAAGATGGTTCATTCCCATTCGCGGTCGACTACGACATTCTTGCAGTAGCCGACCATCTTCCAGTAGAAGAGTTTACAGACCAGTACCACAAGGAAGAGTTTGAGGAAATTGTGGTAAACATTGCAATCGACATTATGGCGAAAGTGAATGC